CCAACAAAACTACCGAGAACGTCCAAAGACCCATTCTCCTCAACAAAACGAATTGGTGATTTAGCATCTAGAGGACGAAGAGAACGAGGAACAGACTCTGATTGAATATTAGGAGTTCCAGCTTCCACTAATTCAGAAGCTATCTTTTGCATAATCAGATCTTTACGAAGAGGTACAGCGGCGACAGCACCCTGCTGACCTGCAACATGAAGACCAACAATTTGAGCTCCGGAAGGGGAAAAATGAATATAAGGACTACCACAATCACCATCAGATGTGGGATTATCTGAATGACCATACCATAAAGGAGAACCATCATACTTGTCGAGAGGCAAAGTACTACGTGAACAACGACTAATCATACTTAACTGTCGAGTTGTCTTGGTATTAACGATGGTAGCTGGAGCACGGGCATCCAAACTCTCACTTCCAATATACTTAGAAATATCCTTAACTGGGGGTAACTGAGGAAGATGCAAAAAAGCCAAATCATACTCAGGAAATCTTTCAATTTGGCTGGGAGTAACCAAGAATTTACGATCAGATGAAATTCCACTCACATTAAAATTAGCTTTCTGTGTGACGCGAAGTTTAAAATCACCCTCAGGGATAGTATGATTATTAGAGATAAATATGTGACCTTTCAAACCAAGCATATGGCCACCAACACCCTCAAGATCATCAGCAGTAGCATCTATCTTTTGGGAGAAAATCTTAAATGTATTCTTAAGAGTGAGGGAAACGACATCAGTGGTACTAGCACATTTACTATGTGTAGGAATAGAGAAATTACAAAATTCCCCATAATTATACCACACATTTTCTCGCTCTTTATCATGTTTTTTAGGTTTTGAGAAATTATCTCCTTGAACCTTCAAAACTCGAGTGGATAACTTATATACGGTTGCAGAAAGTGTTACAAACACACCCACAGCCAAAAATATATATGGATGACCTATGCGTGTTTGAACCGTATGGCCCAATCTTCTAAAATTTTCACGCGTTGGTTTCCAATTTCTAGTCTCAAAGGAAAGAAAACCTTTGAGGGAATTAAAATAGCATAAAATATAATTTAAATACTTCCAAATAAAATGATAAGTACATAGTTTTGAAATAAAAAATCCTATATGTAAAAGAAGATACGATATCAAGAGCCAACAACAAAGAAGGTAAGAACTCTGTTGAAAAGAATCCATCATGGTTGAAGCTTGCACTTTCAAACATAAATTTGATGGCAAATTACAACATTTACACAAAGTAGAAGTGCGGATTTCTTCAACAGCACTAGTCATTGTCTCTTGATTCTCCGAGTGTTTGATAATAATTTGACGATACCATTGAAGAAATGTTCCCATGTCAACATTAGATAAAGTTTGTCCCTCAAAATTTACAGGTATATAAGGAGCATTGTCAGAAATTCCACGTCGAACAGGGAGAGTTTTAACCTCCTCAACAGTGATGTCCCACAAATCAGGATATCCACCACAAGAGGAGGGAACTTTGGATGAATCTAATCGACCATCATCCATAGCATATTGTTTCTTCACCTTAAGTGTAATGACCCAAGGCATACGTCTTTGAACCGCAGGAGCGTGGGCGTAATACATATTCGCATTTAAAGATTTAACATTAGTCGAACCAAGAACAAGATTGGCACGAACAGGGGTT